ATTGACTCTATTGCACACGGCAACAGCCTGTCGCAGATACTGCGCGATGACCAGCGCGACATTGACTACAACGACTTTTATCGGTGGATCAAAAAGAACCCTGAGAGAAACCAGTTGTTCACCGAAGCGCAAGAAATGCGGACTGAGTTCATGGCTGGTGAGATCATTGAGATTGCCGATGCCGACGACTCGTTGGAAGATGTGCAGCGATCCAGATTAAAGATTGACACGCGCAAGTGGCTCATGGGAGCGCATAATCGTAAGAAGTACGGCGAGATTAAAACCGTGGAGTTGGGCGGGTCGATCAGTATTACTGAGGCACTGGCCCAAGCTAATGCACGGTTGGTCGATGCCGATGTGGTAGATGTAACCCCTCGACTGGAGAACTGAGTTGCAGAAGCCCATTTACTCGGCAGAAGAAGAACAGGTCTTGATGACCCAGCTTTGGAGTCCACAGATTAAGGATGACCCTGAGTCGTTTGTGCGGTATGCGTTTCCTTGGGGGCAGAAGAATACGCCCTTGGAGAACTTCAAGGGGCCGCGTAAGTGGCAGCGCGATGTACTGCGCGAGATTACAGAACACCTAAAGAAGAACCGTGGGCAGTTGGACATGGACGCGCTGCGGACTGCGGTATCGTCGGGCCGCGGGATTGGGAAGTCGGCGCTGGTGTCGTGGCTAATCCTGTGGATGCTGAGTACACGGATAGGCAGTTCAGTCATCGTGTCGGCTAACAGTGAGAATCAGTTACGCACGGTCACATGGGGCGAGTTGACTAAGTGGACAACGATGGCGATCAACGCGCACTGGTGGGAGGTGTCGGCTACTAAGCTGGTTCCCGCTACGTGGGTGACAGACTTGGTGGAGCGTGACCTTAAGAAAGGTACACGTTACTGGGCTGCGGAGGGTAAGCTGTGGTCTGAGGAGAACCCGGACAGCTATGCGGGTGTTCACAACCATGACGGCATGATGGTGATATTCGATGAAGCGTCGGGTATTCCGGATGGGATTTGGAGCGTGGCGGCTGGCTTCTTTACCGAGAAGATATTGGATCGGTATTGGTTTGCGTTCAGTAACCCACGGCGTAACACCGGGTACTTTTTTGAGACGTTCCACGGGAAGCGGGACTTTTGGAACGCGAAGGTTATTGACGCACGGACAGTCGAGGGTACGGATCATGGGATTTATGACCAGATTATCGCGGAGTATGGCGAGGACTCGATACAGGCTCGGGTGGAGGTGTACGGCGAGTTTCCGGCAGCAGGGGAGGATCAGTTTATTTCTCCCGTGACTGTGGAGGATGCGTTCAAGCGCCCCAAGTACAAGGACATGACCGCCCCGATTGTCATTGGTGTTGACCCAGCCCGTGGAGGCATGGACAGCACGGTGATTGTGGTGCGACAAGGCAGAGACATCATTGCCATCAAGCGCTTCAAGGGTGATGACACCATGACAACGGTGGGTAACGTGATTGATGCCATCGAGGAATACAAGCCAGCCCTAACCATCATCGACGAGGGTGGGCTTGGCTACGGGATACTTGACAGGCTGACCGAACAGAGATACAAAGTGCGTGGGGTTAACTTTGGCTGGAAGGCGAAGAACCCGGTCATGTGGGGTAACAAGCGTGCTGAGATTTGGGGTGCGATGCGGGACTGGCTCAAGACTGCGGCGATCTCAAGTGACCGACAACTGAAGGCAGACCTGATTGGCCCTATGAAAAAGCCAAACTCGTCAGGTACAATTTTCTTGGAAGGCAAGAAGGAAATGAAGTCAAGAGGCTTGGCAAGTCCCGATGCAGCAGATGCGCTGGCGGTAACATTTGCGTTTCCTGTGGCTAACCGAGAATACAATGGCAGAATGGAACGCCGAGTCGTACAAGAACGCGGCGCTGTATCAACCGGATGGATGGGGTCTTAAATGAAGAAGACGGTTTCATTATCTGTTGGGCGTGGCGAGAAGCTGGCTACATCCAAAGGCGCGGGTTTGACTGCCAAAGGCAGAGAGAAGTACAATGCCGCAACTGGCTCAAACCTTAAAGCGCCAGCCCCTAGTCCTAAGACCAAGGCAGACCAAGGTCGCAAGGATTCATTTTGTGCAAGAATGGGCGCAGTAGCCGCTAATGCCAAAGATGGCGAGCGTGCCAAAGCAGCCCTTAAACGATGGAAGTGTTAATCATGGCGACTAAACCCGGCTTATACGCTAACATTCACGCCAAACAAGCACGCATCGCCGCTGGCTCAAAAGAAAAAATGAACAAAGTCGGCAGCAAGGCAGCGCCCAGCGCAGCCGACTTCAAGAAGTCTGCCAAGACGGCTAAAAAGGGGAAATAAATGGGTAATACCAAAGCAATTGGCGTTGCGTACAGCGATCAAGATTTAGATGGCTCTACGATAACTAACCCAAATTTTGTTTTGTCGGGTCTTGCGACAGCGTCAACTCCTTTGGCTGGTAGCGACACATTGTCAGTTGTTCAGGGCAATACAACTAAACGTGCGACTGTTGAAAGTTTGTTTACAGCGTTGAACTATGGGATGTTCCAAGACAACACTACGCAAACAAATGGTGGAGCAACGACTGCAAATGTGATGACTTACAACACAACAGACTTTGCCAACGGCATTTCAGTTGTCAGTAACTCAAGGTTGACTGTCTCACGCAGTGGTGTGTACAACATTCAGTTTTCTTCCCAATTTTCCCGTGCTGGTGGCGCAGGATTTTCAACCATTGATGTGTGGCTGTCAAAAAACGGCTCAAATGTTGCTGAAACCAACACGCAATTGAATGTGCCGCAAAGTGGCGGTAAAGCTGTGGCAGCGTGGAACTATTTGGTTCAAACTACTGCTGGCGATTATTTTGAGCTTTATTGGGCTAGTTCAGACACAGCGGTTGAGATGTGGTTCAGCGCTGCTGGCACTAGCCCAACAAGACCCGTCACACCCTCAGTAATTGTGACCATTACTCAAGTAGGATAATCATGCCACTCGTCAAATCCAAATCACCCGAAGCATTCCGCAAGAATGTAAGGGCTGAAGTTGCCGCTGGCAAACCCATCAAGCAAGCCGTGGCGATTGCGTATTCAGTAAAACGTGAGGCTGCTAAACCAGCCCCAAAAGGTAAGAAATAATGGCTGATTACACAGGAATTGCCGCTGCTGGCGCTGTATCAAACGGTGGTTCTGCAAAGGACAAGAGCAGTTCCGACATTCTCGCTACCGCACGCAGTCGCCTTGATATGGCGATCTCTGCGTTGTCAGAGTCGCGTGAAGATGAGATTGATGACTTGCGTTTCTACGCTGGCTCACCGGACAATCATTGGCAATGGCCTGCTGACGTACTTGCTACCCGTGGTGCGGTACAAGGCCAAACAATCAACGCACGCCCGTGCCTGACAATCAACAAACTACCCCAACACGTTAAACAAGTTACGAATGACCAAAGACAGAACAGACCAAGTGGTAAGGTCATTCCTGCTGACGACAATGCAGACGTGGAAATTGCCGAAATCTTTAATGGATTGGTACGCCACATCGAATACATCTCTGATGCCGATGTCGCCTATGACACAGCGTGCGAGAACCAAGTCTCCTACGGAGAGGGATACATCCGGCTGCTGACTGAGTATTGTGACGAAAACACATTTGACCAAGACATCAAGATTGGGCGAATCCGCAATTCTTTTAGCGTCTACATGGACCCGACCATCCAAGACCCTTGCGGCGCGGATGCAAAGTATTGTTTTATTACCGAAGACATCCCAAAAGCAGAATACGAGCGCCTGTACCCCAATTCAGCGCCCATTACAACTTTGCAATCTTTGGGTGTGGGCGATCAGTCCATCTCCAATTGGCTCAATGAGAACACAGTCCGCATTGCTGACTACTACTACATTGACTATGACCGTGCTACATTGAATTTGTACCCCGGCAACCTAACAGCGTTTGAGGGTACGCCCGAAGACAAACAATTTAAGGCAATTTATGGAAAACCTAAAAAATCTCGTGAGTCTGATCGTGTCAAAGTTAAATACTGCAAGATCAACGGCTATGAAATTCTTGAAGAACGTGATTGGGCGGGGAAATACATCCCAGTAGTCCGAGTTGTTGGCAATGAATATGAGGTCGATGGGCGTTTGTACCTGTCTGGCCTAGTCCGAAATGCAAAAGATGCACAGCGGATGTACAACTACTGGGTATCTCAGGAAGCTGAGATGCTGGCACTTGCACCAAAAGCCCCATTTATCGGCTACGGTGGTCAGTTTGAAGGCTACGAAGACAAGTGGAAGACCGCAAACACAAATAACTGGCCTTACCTAGAGGTAAACCCTGATGTGACTGACGGTTCTGGCTCTGTTTTGCCATTGCCACAACGCGCCCAGCCCCCAATGGCATCCAGCGGCCTGTTGCAAGCCAAAGCTGGCGCTTCCGAAGACATTAAATCGACAACTGGTCAATATAACGCTTCTTTGGGCATGGGAAGCAACGAACGCTCAGGAAAAGCAATTCTTGCGCGTCAGCGTGAAGGCGATGTAGGTACTTACCACTACGGCGACAACCTCGCCCGTGCGGTGCGCCACATTACTCGCCAGATTGTTGACCTTGCACCCAAGATTTACGACACACAGCGCGTGGCTCGGATCATCGGCGAAGACGGTGAAACCAATATGGTCAAGATTGACCCTATGCAGCAAGAACCAGTCAAGAAAATCATTGATCCTATGAACCCATCGGTGGTGATAGACAAAATCTATAACCCTGCCGTGGGCAAATACGATGTGGTGGTGTCAACAGGCCCGGGTTACGCAACCAAGCGCCAAGAGGCACTTGAGGCAATGGCTCAGTTGCTGCAAGGCAACCCCCAATTGTGGCAAGTAGCTGGCGATCTGTTTGTCAAGAACATGGATTGGCCCGGCGCACAGGAAATGGCAAAACGCTTTGCCAAGACCATTGACCCCAAACTCATGGAAGACGGCGACAAGTCACCAGAGTTGCAAGCTGCTGAACAGCAAATGCAAGCAATGGGGCAAGAGATGGAGCAAATGCACCAAATGATTACCAATGTCGGCAAGTCCATTGAGATGCAAGACATGAAGCGCAAGGACTACGAGGCCGAGATCAAAGCCTACCAAGCCGAGACACAACGCATTAGCACAGTCCAAGCCAGTATGTCACCAGAGCAGATTCAAGACATTGTGATGGGTACAATTCACGCAGCAATGGATTCTGGCGATATTGTGAACGGCTCGCCAGAAATGCGTGAACCCGCAGAAATGCCTGAGATGCCTGAGATGCCAATGGAACAGCAAGGTATGGAGCAAATGCCACCACAAGGAATGCCAAATGAAATGCAATGATTTTATGGGAATGCTATTCCTAGCCCGTGATGTGACCCACAGTGTTCACTTGAACACCCGCAGTTTCAGCAAGCATGAAGCGCTTAATATTTTTTACAATCGTATCGTTGGCGCTGCCGATGATTTTGCCGAGGCTTACCAAGGCAGACACGGTATGATTGGGCCAATTAGCCTCATGTCTGCTAAGAAAACGACCAATGTAATCGAATTCTTGCAAGACCAGCTTGACGAGATTGAGAAGTGCAGATATGAGGTAGTTGACAAATCAGACTCATCGCTGCAACAATTGATTGACAACATTATTGAGATTTATCTTCGCACTTTGTACAAACTGCGCTTTTTGGCGTAAAGGATCATCATGGAACTCTTAAACCCTTTGGCAGACACTAATTTTCCAGCCAAGTCCATTTCTTACACTGGCACTGCTGGCGTGACTGGTGCTTGGCCTGCTGGCGCTCAAGGCGTGGTGGTTTGGTCTGACCAAGCGTGCTATGTGTTAGTCGGCGAAGGTGTTACGGCTACAACAGCCAGCACACCAATTCCCCCATTTACACCGATTCCATTCAAAGTGCCTACCAGCGTTAGCGGTCAGTGGCGCGTGAGTGCAATCCAAGTGTCTACTGGTGGCACGATCTACTGCAAACCAATGAACTCACAATGAGTTACTTTGGCATCCCTATTCGGAACGGTGTTGCCATCGGTATTGGCAACATTATTTCCTTTTTGTCGGGGTATGCCGATGCAACGGTGCAAAGCAATCTTTTAACTGAGATCGGCGACAACCTCGTGCAAGAGGACGGCGGTCTAATTTTGTTGGAGTGATAAATGGCTGATACAAAAATCTCTGCTCTACCGAGCGCAACCGTCCCACTAGCGGGTACTGAGGTACTGCCAATTGTGCAGGGCGGTGCGACTACCAAGGTAAGCGCCAACGGCCTGTTTAACAATCCAACAGTAACCAACTATACCGAGGCAGTTGTTGCCATTGGCACGGTGACTACCACAAACACTATTGCGTTGACTAACGGTACGGTGCAGACTGCCACTCTGACAGCATCCACAGCTTGCACATTCACGATGCCCACTGCAACCGCTGGTAAGTCTTTTGTGCTGCTGCTTAAACAGGCAGCAACCACAGGTAACGGCACAGCAACATTTACAGGTGTAAAGTTTGGTACGGCTGGAGCACCCACAATCACAGCGACTGCTGGCAAGATGGACATCTTGACCTTTATTGCTGACGGTACAAACTGGTACGGATCAATTGCCCAAGGGTATACCCCATAATGTTTGCCGCTAAAAACTTTCTGTTAACTGCAATCAATGTTGCTATTGCGGCGGTTGATTATCTTGTTGTTGCTGGTGGCGGGGGTGGTGGTGGTGATGCAGGCGGCGGCGGTGGGGCAGGTGGATACCGAACAAGCGTTGGAACTTCAGGAGGTGGAGGTTCTGCCGAGTCCGCGTTAACTATACAACTGTCGACAAATTACACTGTAACTGTTGGCGCTGGCGGTGCTGGTGTTTCTGGACAAGCTGGAGCTAGTGGCTCCAACTCAGTATTTAGCACAATTACTTCTACTGGCGGTGGTGGCGGCGGTCGAGGTTCAGGAGATGCAGCCAAAACAGGAGGCTCTGGCGGCGGCGGTTCAAGTCGTGGCATTGGCACTGGAACGGTGGGTGGTGCTGCTGGAACAGCAAACCAAGGCTTTGCGGGTGGAGATGCGGTAGGCTCTTTTGTAGACCAGCAAGGCGCAGGCGGTGGTGGTGCTGGTGGTATTGGTGGAAACGGATCAACCGCATCAGGAGGGGTTGGTGGGGTAGGTGTTTCTTCGTCAATAACGGGATCATCTGTTGGTAGAGCTGGCGGTGGCGGCGGGGGTGCAATTGGTACCGCAGGTGCTGGTTCTGCGTCGGAGGGTGGAGGCGCTGCTTTTGGTAATGCT